GGACATCATAGCAATCAAGGCAGAGACAGCGACCATCCTTGCGGATACGAACGAATTACAAACGGACGATTATCCAGCTTCTATTGCAGCCGTGAAAGCCGAAACTGCTTTGATCGTTGCAGATACTAACGAGTTACAGACGGACGACACCCCGGCAGCTATAGCGGCAGTCAAAGCGGAAACAGCGCTAATTGTTGCCGATACAAACGAGCTCCAGACCGATGACACTCCGGCAGACATAGCCGCGGTAAATGCGCTGGTTGTTGCTCTAAACGATATATCGGCGGCAGACGTGAACGCACAGGTACTTGATGTGCTGAACGTAGATGTGTTTGTCGAGCCTGGACAAGAGAACCCGGCAGCTACAGCTTCACTGGTAACAAAGATAAGCTACCTTTACAAGCTGATGCGTAACAGGATTGAAACGACTGCCGCTCTTATCAGCGTATACAACGACGCGGGCGCAGTTGTTGACCAGAAATCGACAATATCTGACGATGGTGTGACGTTCATCCGCGATGAGTTTGTGACTGGTCCGTAATGGCGATTGACACTGCGGCTAAACGCGCGAGTGCAACAGGGTTTGTTGTTCCTTCATACGCAATAGGCATCTTCCCTGATGGCGCTATTGGGAGAAGCGATAGCCAGGCGGCAACATGGTTGTATAGCGGGATAGCGGCTGCGTTACTCGGAATGGTTGAGCTGACACTAAGCACCAGGTCGCCAGCCCTGCGGTTGTTAGCCCGAAGCCCTGAACTAACCATTGAAAGTAGAACTTGTGAACTTGTGCTACCAGAGATATAGCGAGGCGGTATGACCACTAGAGCGGTAAGAGAAAACCAAAGGCCACAAGGCACGGCTGAAGAAATTGCGTATTACGTGGATACTGCTCCCTGGGGCGGATACGACAGCGACAAGGCCACAACTATATTGGGGCCTAATGGCGACGATGTTTCTGCTACGCACCTATCAGGGGTGACGAGCGAAGTCGGTGGTGTTATCACAACACCGTTGGTGATCGACCTTGGAGTAGGACATAAATACAGACTTCAAATACTGTGGAAGAAGGGCGCTAACATATTTCAGGCTTATTGTGACAGTCTGGGAGAAGATTAGATGACTAGAGAAACCAAGATATTTCCGGGCTACGTTTTGAAAGCCGACGAGGACACGGGCATAGTTGATGCCTATGTGTCTATCATGGGTATTGTCGATGAGGACATACCGCCGGACATGATTGAGAACGGCGCGTTCACAAAGACTATCCAAGAGCGCGGTCCGGCAGGCGCTAACAAGATACGCGTGTTACACCAACACAGGTGGGACGAGGTTGTTGGTAAGCCGCTATCGCTGGTAGAGCATACGCGCGACCAGTTGCCCACTGAATTGCTCAAGCAGTATCCCGGAGCTACGGGCGGGCTGTTTACCAGGACGCAGTTCATCCTTGATGTGCAGCGAGCGCGTGAGGACTTCGCGCTCTATAAATCGGGCGCGATGGATGAATGGTCAATAGGATTTGATACGCTAGAGTCTGATATGGATAAGGACGACAACAGCGTTGCGTTCAGGCGCATCAAAGAGGTTCGCCTGTGGGAGTACAGTCCAGTCACATGGGGCGCAAATCAGGCGACCATGACGACTGGCGTGAAAGACAATGATCGGGGCGAGGCCCCGTTTGTTGAACCATCCAAGTCGGATGAGCACCTACAAGATGAGGCCGAGCCGCAAAAAGCACTCACCTCATGCGAGGCCGCACGACTAAACCAAGATGGTATTGATGCCGATTTCGATTTAGTGTTTAGGAAGGTACAAAATGAGTGATCGAATCAAAACATTGCGTGATGAGGCGCGCAAGAAGTTAGACGAAGCTGCAAAAATCCTCAGCGCCGAAGAGGTCAGCGACGAGCTGGCAGCGCAGGCGGTAGCCCTTCAGACATCAGCGAAGGAAACGATTGACCGCGCCGACCAGTTGATTAAAGTCATGGATCTCGGCGCATCAATCCCCGTTGAGCGCGAAGGCGAAGCGAAAGACCCTGGCTGGGAAGGTGCAGTCAGCGAAGAAGAAGCCGAAGCCCTGAAGAAAGCCGCAAAGAAGAAATCTGCTGACTGGAATCACTTCGGTGAGTTCATCAAAGCTGTTGCGCTTGATGCAAAGGGCCGATACACTGACCCGCGGCTGAAGTTCGCAACTAAGGACATGGCAGAAGGCGCTATGGCTACCGGTGGGGCGTTAGTTCCCGCTGAGTACCTGCAAGACCTCTTGTACTATGAGGGGCAGGGCACTATCGTTCGCCCGCGCGCTCGCGTCATTCCAATGGCAGGACGTTCCTTGTCCATGCCTGCAATCGACCACGCTGTCCATGCCGCTGCCGGAAAGTCCGACTTTTACGGCGGGGTGTTGACATACTGGATCGAGGAAGCTGGTCAGAAGACCATTGAAGATATCACATTCGACAAGATTGAGTTGGTTCTTCATAAGGTGTGCGGTTACTCGCGCGTTTCTGACGAGCTGATGGAAGACAGCAATCCTACCATCGCTGCGGTTATCTCCATGATGTTCGGGGATGCTATCGCATGGAAAGAGGACTATGCCTATCTCCAGGGTAACGGAGTTGGACAACCTTTGGGCGTGGTGGGTGCAGGGGGCACGTTTACACAAGTGCGCGTTGCGGCTGGCAACTTTGGCTATGTCGATGCTGTAAATATGCTCACACATTTTTTGCCCGTCAAGGGCGGCGTGTGGGTGATGTCACAGTCCGTACTGCCTGAGCTTTACACGATGGTTGACCCTGGGAATAACTACATCTGGCATCCTCACTTCGGTGGGGCTGGTGCAGCCGAAGGCGCACCTGGCACGTTGCTTGGTTATCCCGTGATCTTCACTGAGAAGCTCCCCGTTCTTGGTACAACTGGTGACGTACTTCTGTGCGACTTCAGCCAGTACCTAATCGGAGATGGTAGTAATACTACTCTGGAGTCTTCAATTCACGAACTCTTCCGCTATGACCAGACCTCATTCAGGCTGGTAAAGCGTGTTGACGGGCAGGAATGGTGCAAGGCCCCGGTTACGCTCGCTGATGGTGCAACGCAAGTTTCGCCGTTTGTTGAGCTTGATGCGGCAACGCCGTAAAGGAGGCTATGATGGCATTTTGCGAACGATTAAGTGAACAACTGGCTATTGTAGCCGTGGTAAACCCTGTGGCTGCGACGGGAACGGCAATCGTGACCGCTCCTGTTTTCTCGATGGCGCTCCACCGGAGGGCACTTTTTATCCTTCAGACTGGAGCAGTTTTTACCGATGCAACGGTTCTGATTCAGGAAGGCCCAGTGATCGGAATGACGGGAAGCGCAACTATCTTGACGGGTGCGGCTACTGCCATAACGGCAATTAATAGCCAATACCTGTTTGAGGTCAGCGGCGAAGCCATGGCGGCAGGCAATGCGTGGCTGCGGGCGAGCCTTGTAGTCACCGCCACCGAAGTAATGTCGATGATTGTTATCGCGGATGTCGAAAGATACCATCCAGGCACTGACAATGATCTGGCAACCGTGGTGCTCGCGGGTGTAGCCAACTAGGCGGGAGGAGATATGGCGTTTTGTGAAAGACTAAGTGAACAACTGGCTTTAGTAGCCACAATCGACCCTGCTGATATATCTGGGCTGCCTCAGAATAGTGACATCTTCTCGATGGAACTGAGACGGCGTGCGCTGTTTATCCTGTCAACAGGAGCAACAGTGAATGCACCTGGCATTCTGGTTCAAATCAGAGAAGCCGCGGACGCGGCTGCAACCGCCACGACAGCGGTTATCTTGACCGCCTTGGCAACTGCCGTAACCGCCACTGACTCACAGTTCCTCTTTGAGGTTACTGCTGAAGCTATGGCGGCTGGGTATACTTATCTCGTCGGCACGGTTGACGCTGGCGCAGGTGCTACACTTGCCTCGATGGTGGTGCTGGCTGATGTCGTAAGATATCACCCAGCAAGCGACGGCGATCTTGGATCGGTTGTGTCGATACAGGTTGCTAACTAAGCCAAAGGAGTGACCGTGTACTTTATCACCGCGGCAGATACGAAGTTCTACTTCTTTTTGCCCTACATGGTCGCTCAAATAGAAAGGCTCTTTCCCAAGGCTAGGCTGATAGTCTATGACCTTGGCATGACAGAGCAAGAAACAAAACAAATACGTGAATGGGGCGTTGAGGTTAAGAAATGGCACATTGGACCGGGCGAGCCGGTTGAAGAGCCAAACTACTACCCAAGGGCGCTACATAAGCCATCTATGATTCTCGATGCCCTGGAGCGTTATCCGAACGAAACAGTGGTCTATCTGGACGCTGGTGCTATCCCTAACAGGAAGTTCAGCGTCCCGACAGGCTGTGATGTTGCGGTCACGCTGATTGACCAACATCATATAGCGTGGATTGAGAGCAATCCACAGCTTGAGTTCTTAGGCGTGTTCAATACCGGAGTCATTTTCTTTGGGCGGTCTAAGAGAAGGCTAGAGCTATGTCGAGAATGGACCGCAAGAATGCACCTGGCTGAATTCAAAATCAGCGACCAGAGCGTATTGAGTACGCTGATCGAGGAGAGCGAGGGGCACAATCGACAGGAATACAACGTAACAAGGAACCTTAACATAAGCGGCACAAATGTCCGCATTCGCATCTTGGACGCGCTTGAATGGAACTTATTTGCTCTACGTTGCAATATTCTATGTGGAAAGGACCGAA